TCCGTCATTAATACTTTATCAGCTTTTGAAAAAGATAACAATAACTTTTTAACCCTGTACCATCTTGTTAGTGGGTAGAAGAAATTATTATTGTGTCCACCCCTGCTAGTTCTCTCACATGCAGGCCACCATACAGGAGGTAGCACAAAAGCAGGAAACCTAATAGCAATCTCTGTCTCGCCATCTACTAACAACTGTTTCAATGCAGCTAGAATAGCTTCTTCCTGATACGTTGTCAACTCTTTCCTGTATTTATCTAGCACCTTATTTTCCCCATGCTTCTTACGACCCCTTTTAGGCTTAAGCTCGTCAGGGACAATAACAGGCTCTGGAAATGCTGGATGCTTCCCTGCAACAATCCATTGAATAATGTTCAGAGGGATTGTCGTATCATGCACAATAGATCGACAAGAAACCCCCTCTGAGACACGTTTACGTATGTCTGCTATCTGCTCATAGGTGATACCACAGCGTTCCAGCCAGTAGGCGCTAGGACGTGCTCTACGGTATCCTCCATTAACAGGTGCTGCAAAGTCATCTAGATATTTAGTATCATAGACAGAGAACTCGTTAGGGTTAGATAAATCTACGTATTGGTTTGTGTATGTCATTTAATGTACATCTCTCCATGATCCTTCAAAACTAATCTTAGCTTCTCCTGCTAATTCTAACGGAAGTTTAAGATATTTGCCAGCCTCTACCATACAGTCTACCATTAATTTAGCAACATCATCTTGAATACCCCCTTCTACTTCCCAAGAATATTCATCGTGAACAAGACTGATTCTCTTTACCATTTTCCCTTTGTATAGATAATATGGTCTTCCAAGTTTATCAATATACATCTCACCCAGTTTAGCATCCATAAAGCAGGCAGTAATACTCATAGCTATTGCCCCTAAACTTTGACCTAGACAATTTACAAGTACATTCTTTCCACGTACAGAAAGTAATCTGCCATCCCATGCTGGAACATATTTATTCTTACCAACAGTTGAGAAATATTGCTCTACTTTATCCTTAAATTGACCTAAGCCGTAGTTAGCAATCCAGTAGTTATCATATGCAATCTGTGCTTCAGTCTTAGATAATCCGAGACTAGATGCCAGTTTACCTACACCACCACCATAGGCTAATAGGTAGCTCCCTGTTTTACTTTTATTCCTCCAAGGTTTGAAATCTGGATTGTCCTTATTTGTAGGATCATTAATATCAAATTTCTCCCTTAAATGGGGGAAGAATGCGAAACTATTAAAACTGTGACTATCACCATTAAGTACCATGTCAGCAAATTTACCACCATCATATTTGATAGTGTATGCAGCTAATGTTCTATTCTCAAGTGCGGACTGGTCAGCCCCACAATACCAAAACCCCTTATCTACTGTAAATAGATCGCGCATCTCTGAACCCAGTAATACCTTAACATCAGCTTTGGGGCAATTTACGACTGTACGATGTCGTACCCTGAACGTAGGTGTATATCCACTAATCTCAGCACTAATCCTACCGTCAAACTCTAATCTTGGATTACTAAGCCACCCAGTAACAACCCCTAGCCTATTCCTCAGCGACAAAAACTTAACCACCTTAGCCGGTATTTCACCACTTAGTTTAAGCAAGTTAGGACATAGAACCCCGGCGTGTTGAATCTTAGGAGAAGTCTTAATTAGCTTACCTTTCTCATCACGCTCAGGCTTACCATCTGGCCCTTTCTTGAAGTTCCAGTAATCATCTGAAGGAATCCAACCACTGTCTAAGAAATACTGCTTAATCTCAATATTATCATCAATCTCCATTGGTAATTTAACCGGGAGAATTTCATTTGCTACAAGCTTAACTTTCATATCGTAAGCTAAGATATATTCATTTTCCAGCTTTGCACTATGCTTCTCCAGCCAGTTTGTCATTGCTGTAGATAGCTCACCATTTTTCTTAAATGGTTTTACTGGAATCTTATAGAATGCTTGCTCCGCTGTTTTTAATGGTCTAGGAGGAAGCTTAGGATCAACTTCAGCCTTGATCTTAGCCATCTCTTCTTCAATGTATGCTGAGAGCTTCTTAGCCTTCTCTACATTAAATTTAACTCCCGTGTATGCTTGTGCAGAATATAGGAAGTAATCCTTCTGCATTTGCTTGTATGATGGATGAATCCATTTATCACTACCATACATCTCTACTGCCTTAGCCCACAAACGCTTAAGCACACCAATGTTAGCATCAACGTCGTCATCACAATAGTTGTCCATAATAGGATGGTAGAATGTAAACTCATGACCTTTAGGATCATTGCCAATCATTGCACCAACTTCTACAAGTTTAGCCCTATAATCCATCTTCTCATCTTCGCTACCCCTTGACAAATATTCAAGAGAGTGAGATTGACTATCTGGATTAACATATTGTGACAACACGAACGTGTCTACAAATTGTACAACTTTACCGCCAAGAGTGTCTTTACCGTTTTTACCTACTACTGGCTTAATACCTAGAAATTTCCATAGCATCCACGTATCATATCCAAGGATATTATGTCCAGCTACAATTACTCCATCTTCAAAAGAATTAATCCACTCCATCACTTCTTCTGCTGTCTTTTCAGAAGATTGTTTGAAAGGGTAGATTTTCTTGGTTCTTTTACCATCAATAGTTTTGAAACACATATACCACATTTTCTTGGAATACAAGTAAAGCGAATCAGCCTCAATGTCGTAAATCCACCCTTCCATATTACTCCCCTTGTTTTAATTTTATTAAGGCATTCTTGTAGCTATCAGTCCAGTTTCTACCTCTTACAACAGCCCGTATAGTATGATAATTCAGATTAGTTAGCTCTGATATTTGCTTGAGCGTCTTTCCTTGCAATCGAAATTTTGCAATTTCTTCGACCAAGTAGTGGCTGAGTACTGTCCTTGGGTGATTTTCTTCCTTGTTAGTGGCGTTGCCATGTGCATACCCATGAAGAATGTTTTGTTGTACTGATACCCATTCTAGATTTGCATGATGATTATCTGCCCTGTTAGAGTTCTTATGATTAACAACTAGCCCTTTTCTATAGCCAGAAACAAATGCGTGAGCCACAAGTTGATGCACTTTAACTGTCCGTCTAAGCTTATTAAAACTTAGTTTTACCTGACAATACCCGTCATTTATAGATGTAGCCATAATTTTATTACCACAAATATATTCAATTTCGGTATACATATTTCGAGTCTTCTTAACAAAAGTCTTAGACCTTACTCTTCCAAAACTTGATACTTCATATCTCTCACTGAAAATGTGTGTATCTCTCCATTCCTCTTCATCCGGCTCACTCATAACCCCTCCTTAAATATCTTCAAATTTCTTAGCTGCTTCCCTAGCTTGCTTATACACTTCTTCAGCCTTCTTTGTATTCTTATCTTCTAGAGCCTTCCACAAATCACTAGCTGGAGCTACAAACACGTTCTTATAACGTTTACAACGTGGACTCATATTCTCTCCTATCTAAAATTAGCTCGTTTCCACCATTGTTTTTGACATGCTTCACAACAAAATTTATTAGGGTAGACTACCACTCTCCCACATTGTAAGCAATATGTTTTCTCATTGCTCATAGTTAATTACAACTTTCTCAATAAGCTCTTCCATCCATTCTTCAGGAATAGGCTTATGCTCAGCAGTATAACGCTTCATAGCATCTAGGATTTCTACAACACGTTCTGCGTCAGCAATATGCCAAGGGCGTAAGCCTAGAGGTGGCTTGGCAACTATATTAGTTACAAGTTTAAAGTCGTCTGGAAACCTTTCATATGCCCAGTCTGCATTCAGACCCAGAAAGTCTACTACGCCATATGTTGCGTCTACTACTGTATACTCATGTCCTCGATAGAAGCCATATGCAGCTCTATCATCACATGTACAAACAAATTTATCACCAACTTTAGGCTTAAGCATTGTATTCCTCCAATCCAGCAATAGCTTTCAATACGTCAGCCTCACTGTAATACTTTCCACCGATGGCAAAAGGCGTGTGGGTTTAATCAATGTAATTTGATTACGGCTGAATGTAAGTACATTATCTGCTCCAATGTAAAGATTCCCAAATGTAATGCTAGAATCAGAATATAGTTGTAGATACTTAGCAGAAGTGTACATAGGCTCTTGGTTTCCACTAGACCAGCTAAAACCGTTTTCAAACAAGAAATTTTGAATTTCTTTAGAAGCTTGTTCATGAGGGATGCCATATTGCTGAGCATAAGCTGCTACGTCAATTGCTGTCTTTTCTTTTACTGAGAATGCCATATTTCCTCCTTAATGTTGTTCAAATGACTTAGTAGTTCTACACTTATATTTGTATATATTATAGATGATACACGGTGTTAGTGCAACACCTAAAATGATTGTGTTGATTAATTTCATGCTGTTTCCTTTCCATGACGTTCTGTGTAGCCTGCATTTTTTACATTCAATGCTAGTATCATTTGTTCCCGATGTTTACAGGCTTTTTCATAAGCATTGTCGTAACCTAAAAGTCTGCAATTAAAAGATTTACTTTTAAGCTTACCGTTAATATCTCGACAATACGCTATCCAGTAAGGATCATTCCAATGTTCTCTCTTTTTCAAATAAAATTGCACACCTGTCATTCCAGAAGTATTAGTTATCTGCATACTTCTATTTCTATTATTTACCAATCTGCTCACAAGTCTTAAATTTTCAATACAATTATTAGAAGGATTTCCATCAATATGATCTACTTCTAATTTATCTAGTATTTCATTATTAAATATTTCATATACTACTCGGTGTACCTGATAGTTCTTTTTGTTATATTTCACACTCCAATATCCAGTGCTTTGTTTACAACTACCAGCAACATCTCCTACATGAATGTGCTTAATACAGCCATTTTTACCAGAAAACCTTTCAATTTTCCATTTTAGACAGCTAGGACTGGTTTCATCATAGTAAAAAATTTCATTCCAATCTATCAAAATTCACCTCCTCTACTAGAAAAGTAGTCCTCTTTATCATGAACAGTGTGAGTTTCATTGTCATAATAATATTCACCAGCACAACCTGTCTTACCTGTCCAGCGAATTTTACTAGCTTTCATTTTAGTTGTGTTCCGTTCGATTTCATCTTCGGCTTCTTTATCGCGTGTAAAAATCAAGTTACAAGCACCCGACTTAAAGATCGCAGATGAACCAGCAAAATCTTCTTCATGTAAGTCAGCACCTGTACTATTAGCCTTCTGCCCACCACCTGATTTTCGTACATGATTAATATTAATGAAAGTAACACAGTGACTCTTTACAAGTCCTTTCTGCCATTTCAAAAATACAGCCTGTTCGTCATTAGAAAGTCCGTCAAGAATATCCTGTAAAGGATCGAGAATTACCACCTTACAATCACATGCAATAATCAATTGCATAATCTGTTCTTTGAGACTATCAAGACTTCCATCACGTTCTTCAATGATGTAGAAGCGTGGAGTACCATCTTCATTGGCCCACAAATTTTTGCATTTATCTTCAATATCTTCAGATTCCAGAAGATTAACTTTTTCTTCCGCATCTTCAATCAAATTAACTTTTTGACTAATGTGCCGAGAAATAATGTTAGTTCCCCACTGTCCAGCGTCAGATTCAAGAGTTACAACACCAACCTTGTGTGGACTATTGAAAATCCAAAAATATGACATTTCATCACAAATAGTAGATTTACCTGTTCCCGATGCACTACCCATATTAACAATTACACCTAAAGGAATACCACCAGCCATCATCTTTTGTAACTTGTGCATGAAAGGAGGTAGTGGAATCTTAGGAGTTTTGGCAGATTCAACAACCTTACTCATAATATCTGTAGAAGCTACAATCCCATTTGGCGTGTATGCTTTAGCCTTAAAGAAGCAATCAATAAACTGCTTCTCCTTACCAGCTTCTAGCATGGCATTCACATCTTTTAAGGGTAGCTCCATGATAAATGTCTTACCCTTTGGCAGCACCTTAGCCACCTTATGGACAGCTTCCCTGCCAGCATCATCTGAATCGTAACAGATTAGAATCTTATCAAACCGATTGAACCACTCATAATGTAATTGAATCTGCTTGTGACTCCCTGATTCCCCAATAACAGATGACACTACAGGGATTGGTTCAAAATCACTATTACGAGATTTACGATAATCTTCTAGCATCTGGAAGGCTGATAAACAATCCA